CTCTTTAAAGGGAAGAGGAACAATAGCCTTAGATAGGTCAACGCCCGTAGCTTCCACTTCTTTAAACTCACCCGGAGCAATCGGGTCATTGTCACCCACGATTCGTACTCCTTTAGCTTTAAATCCACCCGGTAGATTAGCAAACTGCCCTGCGTCCAAAAGACTGCGCATAGCAGCAGTGGCAGACATAGTAAGATTCCCAAGAAAGTGAATAAGCCCCAGCCCATAGAAACCAAAACCAGGAACATATCGGTAATGGGTGAAGTGCATCTTCTTCTCATATCGTTCATCTCCCTCATTCCAATTACGGCGAATAGATAAAACAGAACCACTTGATTGTTCTATAGTTACAATATAAGGACATGCGGTTTTACCTTCATGCATTTTATCTTCCGGCAGTTCTAGATAACAATGTTGTTCAAGTAATACATACTGAGGGTCATTGTCTCCTGCTGGTGATAAACCTAATACATTATCCATCTTAGATGCCATACCAGATAATTCAGGTATACCAGCATTAGGAAGTTCAATATCAGCATACATGCCAGCTTCCATACAACGAGCTATATCAACAGGACTACGATATATAACATGTGTATATCTATCTGCCCTTCTAAGGTCGGAAGCATAATAAGATACATAGAATTGGTCAATAGGAACAAACTCAGAGACAGGACGACCAAGACTTGAGTCATAGTAAATCTTTTTAATTGAAGAGCCAATCAAAGGTAAGTGAAACAACATACGTTCAAACTCATCAAAGTATTCAGGCATCTGTGTTGTAACTTGATAGTTCATAAAGTTTTGAACACGATTAGCTTGTTGTTGTTTTTCTACTGTAGCATTACCAAGCACTTGGGCTTTTACTGGTCCTTTAGAAGGAAACAGTTCTTGTGATGCTTTAGATTGAAACTTAACAGCTGACTCAATAAGCAGTGGGTGAACAGCAGTAGCAGCCCCTTCAAAAGGTTCTGTAGTATCTTCTAGTTTTAAACCAAGAAGGTCAAAACCACGTTCAAACATAGACTCCCATTCAGCACGAGAATCTTTATCTGCTTCAAATTTATCAATTACTGTATGACCAATTTCTTCTAACGTATCTTCATCTAGTTTATCTACAAGGTTTTCATAAAACTCAGACTCAATTTCAATTTCAACTTCTATCTCCGCACCTTCTGCTTGGAAGTCTACTTCAACCTCTCCTGTTTCAGGGTCAACTTGATAGGAAACATTAGCAGACATAGGGTCTTCTGCTTTTATTTGTATTACATTATCAGTTGGTATTTGGTCGTATGGATTTTTTTCTGTAGCCATTATGCTTTCCTACGTTGTTTGGTTTTCTGTTTCATGTCATTTATATACTTTCTATAAATTGAAGCAGATTGTTTTTTACCAGCAACCTTTGCTCTTTGTTCCATTGCAATAGCAGCTTGTATTTTATGTGCGTGTGTTTTACCACTACGCCGTATCTTAGTAACACTAGATTTAGAATTAGCAGGTGTGTCAAACTTTAAACCACGGATAGTACCTTTTGGATTCTCATCAGTATACAGGTCAGAGTGTTTCTTACTCCCTGCAGGTTGTCCCTTCTTTCTTGGTATACGTGGTTTATTCATTATATAAATTATCAAATATTCTATTTGTGTCTAGTGTATAATCTAAATCACTTTTACTATAATGTGTGTGAGCAGAAGGTTTAAAGTCTGGTGCGCCTTCTCCTGTTTCAAACCAAGCAGGGTGTGTTACTCTTACTCGATTATTAGGTAGTGCAACAATATTACCTGTCCATTCTCCTGCATCTAATAAACACATAACATGACTTTGCTTATGTTGTGCAGGGTCATCCGCTATTTCACTTTCTGTATAGTCAATAGTAAATAAATAATTAGCAGGATACATGTTACCATCTATCTTAGCTAACCACGGACAAGGTGTTGCTCTATCTAGAACATACACTGCATGGTGGTTTGAGGAGCAATCCCAAGGTTGAGCATTATGAACATCCATAGGTTCAGGCCACTCTTCTAAAGGAACATCTCCTACAAGAGCCGTGATAGGCATCCTAGCCCACATAGCTCCACCATGTACTGTGTCCTCTTCCTCTCCTTCTGGTGCTATACCAGTAAAAATAACTTGAAAACTTAAACATCTATTTGGCATTGTTGTAACAGCAATTGCCATAGCGTGTAAAAACTCTCCATGATAAGCTTCGTGGTTATGGGTATACTCACGACGTACCCAACATTTAAAATGTGGGATATTGCTTTGCAGGTAAGCCATTAAGCTTTAACCAACTTGTACCCCTTTTTCTTAGCTTCAGTCCGTAGTTTTGCTACTGACATTCCTGAAGCCTTGCCTCCCTTACTCATCATTTTACTTTTCATTTTACCACCAGCACGATAACCTTTGCTTTTCATCTTGCCGCCAGCACGATAGCCCTTGCTTTTCTTTTTCATAACCATTTAACTTACTCCTAATAAATTATGGATGACCTTATTATAGCACTAAGTCCTCCAGTATCCAACCCTCTTTTGTCTACGGGGATTATAATCATCTTCCCAGCTAGGGTCTTCAGGATGTGTCACGTTCCAGCTATCCTTCATATAATGTATTGCCATAGTCATTGCATCTACTTGGTCATCGTGTGCGCCATTTGGAAATGCTAGACACTCATCAAATAAATCCTTTGTCCATTCTTTACCGCTTGGTATGTAAAGCCGTCCTGATTCCATGATTGGTGTGGCAGAATAAACACGAGATACCTTATCCCTGTCAGGCATATACTCTAGTACAGGTAGTCCGGCTTTACGCATATCTTGTATTAAAGATTGTCCTGATGCTTTCTTTTCTACAATACATATATCGGGTTTATGTTTTTGAAAAAGAAACTGTGCTGTACGCCGTAGGTCTGGATATTCAAACCTATCTTTTACATTGCCAAGTAAAATTAGATTAGGTACTACTGACTCTATGCCATATTCATCTTCTTCGACTTGGTGAAAGATACCCCACGTTTGGATGACACTGTAGTCTGCCGTCTTCCTTGTCGAGAAGGCTGTGTCATAAGTCTGGATAACAATCTCGCATTGCGGTGGGTCTTCATACTCCCACCACTCAAACCAGGATTTCTTGATAATCCCACCTTCATCTGGTGACGGATTTTGCATGTACAAAGCGTCCCAATACCTAGACCCATTACTAGCCCGTATTTCTTGTTCATCTGTTCTTAATACCTCATCTGGTTTCCACTCAGGAAAATAACTACCACCTTCTTCTAAACCTAATAGGTTTGCAGCTGTCTCGTCTAGCCATGCTGGTATACTAATTACTTCCCATTTGTTTTCTGTTAATTCATTTTCTTGTTTTAATAACCAACCACACAAATCATCGTAGTGATATCTTGTATTAATAATAATAATAGCACCATTAGGCATTAAGCGTGTACGTAGACCACTAGGCCACCATTCTTTAATGTACCTACGCCCTGCCTCTGAGAATGAATCCTCCTCAGACATAACATCATCCAGTAATGCTAGGTGCGCACCACGACCAGCAATCTGTGACCTGACACCTGCAGCATAGTAAGAACCATTATGATTAGTCTTCCACTTACCAGCAGCCTTCACATCACTCCGTAGGGACACACCCTTGAAGATACGTTGGAACTGTTCATCATTAACTATATCCCTAACACTACGCCCAAAGTCACTAGCTAGTTGGTCACTGTGTGAGATAGACATAATCTCGTGATTACTGAAATGTCCTATATACCAAGATGGAAATAGTTTACTTGTTATTAAAGATTTACTAGAACGAGGTGGCAGGAATATCATTAACCTTTTTAAGTCACCCTCCGCTACTTTCTGTAGTCTATCACATAATACTTCAATATGTCTTCCCATCTTAAAGTCTGTTACAAGGGTGGGGGCTACAAGTCTTACATAAGTTAAGAAGTCTTGTTTAGATTTCTTTTGTATATATGTTTTAAGTGTATTGTTAAAACCTATATGGGCTTCTATGGGTGTAGTAATAATGTCACTGTCTTGCATAAATAATACTCGTGTTGCATAAATGATGTATGTAAGCCTATTGTATGTCGAAAAGAAACATGCTAAAATATTCTTACTTTAATTTAAGGGGTGCTTAATATAACACCCGCTAACATTATTCTATTATACTTACATTATCTTTTTTATACAAGTTATATATACATAGATATTAATAAGAACTTCGGCTACCCCGCCGGAGTTTTTTTTTATTGTGAGAAACCTCCTATTTTACTCCGCTACTAACACCCCCATATTACAGTTTTTAAATGTAGAACTACTTTAGAAATATACTTTGTGAGAAAGTTCCTAAATTTACTCAGTATATGTCAGGGGTATTTTATATATATGCATGCTCGTGCGTTTTGTGTGTAGGGTATGTGTCATATGTGTCACAGATTTTCTGAAGAAAATGGGAAAGAATCCTTTTTAGTGACAAAAATATCACAGTGTTGCAGAGATGACACAGTAAAACACATAGAATATGTGATGAAATTACAACATTCACACAAAGTGTGTCTTAAATGCAACATATCACCCTGTTTATAAAACAGACAGTACACCCTCTACCCTATATATTATTTAATAAATCCAATGGTTTATAAAATAATTTCATATATGTGTTGACATGTGTTGGAAAAAAAGTTAATAAAATAATAATTTATTTATTTATGAATAAATTATATATTTATATTAATAAGGATGAGGAGTTGATTATGAATATTGTGAAAATGTTAGCAGGATTTTTTATGGTTTCATCAGTATGCATATTGTTACTTGCGGTAACAAACAATGACGTTGTCATTACCCTGTTGTTGTTAATCATTGGGTTATGCGTACTGTTTGCAGGATTTATAATGCTTGATGCAGCCAAGCTCAAGCGTAGGCATCCACCACTCACTGAAGGTGAGCAACGCAAGCTGGATAGTTTGCTAAAGCAACTTGATGAATTGAAACACGAGATTGAAAGCAAAAATGCTTAATAAAATAATAATTTATTTATTTATGAATAAATTATATATTTATATTAACTTGAGAGGAGTTAGTCATGGACGGAACACATAATATCTTTTATGTAGAAGAACTACATAACCACGGAAGTCAAGAGGTAGTGTATGGTGTATACCATTGCTATGATGGGGTTGTCTCAATATGGGACAATGAAGACATTGCCAATGGCATGGCAGATGATTACGAAAATGGGTCTATCTATTAAGATAGTCCCAACAACCTAATGGAGTGTAATATGTATGATGTAACTACTGGTAAAAAATATCCTGATTCTCTTGAAGAACTTCAAGCAGAAATCAATGAGAACATCAAGGAACTTGCCAAGCAGGTTGTGGATAAATATCCACATGTTTACTGTGAGGTGTATCACGAAAAGATTACGGATGAATATCCGAACATTTCTGCTGAAGTGCAACTTGAAATCTTTTCGGCGGCACTTGCATATAATGACGAAAAGGCAGGTGTATAATGGTTGAATTTATCGTAGATATTATGGCTATCTCAAGCATCTTCATGGGCTATGTCATACTTATGGGAAAATAATACGG